CTTTTGCCCCGGCTGAGTTCCGCTTCGATTGCAAGGGGATGAATGCTCGTGGTGGAGCCACTGAGTCGGGAATTTTACACCACTAGGATAAAACGGGAAAAGAGGTCGGTGACCGCAAATATGAAGCAACTGTGATATGGTGACGACGTGTAGCCTGAAATCCTAAATCACAGCCAAGGACCCAGAAACTGGATTACGTCAATTTTGAGCCTGAGAGAGCGAACATCTACCAAGACCGAGGGATCCGATTCATAGGAGGGAGTGGGGAGTGGCAGGAGCGTGCGATGCACCTTATATCGTGCCCCCCCTCTTGTGGACCGGCGATCAAAGGATTGGAGTGGGCTGCTCCGTTAGGGCGTTGAGTTAATGACACATGGACTGGAGAGTCGGTACTCACCCGGAACCGCTATGGATTATGATTCGATAAACGCTCAAGAACGGGATGTATTAGTCAACGCGACGGGCGTGGACGAAGGGAACGCGATGTTCACCCCTAATACAGACGTGTTTAGTGCAGACACGTTGTATGTGGACTTGAAACGCACAAAAAGGATAACATATGGAGTGGGTGTAGTGTGTCTAATCTTTGGGATCATTTTGGGAATTTTGGTTGGGATCTCAATAAGGTTAGAAAGTCACATGACCAACTTGGAACGGCAACAAATGGACGATATGGAACGGATTATCTTAAGAGTAACTAAATCGGAGAAGTTACTCGACGTGGTATGCAAGGCCGAGTTCGGCCAGACATCCACGTTATGCGGATACAAAATTAACCAGTCATAATGTCAGAAAAAGAAACACAAGATTCTGGAACAACAAAAACAAACGAAATTAATTCACAAGGAGGAAATTCACAACAGCTGGACACTATGTATCAAAAACAGTCGTTCTTCGACTATCGATCAGTGTTAAACAGTGAAACGGCTAAAGTAACGAAGCAGTGGTATTTGCATCCATACACAGGAGTGGGACCTCATTCCGTATCTTTTTCTCAATCATTGACCAACCGAGACATAATCAACATGTATACTCAAAGTGGAAATTATTTTTATCATTCAAATTGTTATTCAGCATCATACTGGACTGCATCCTCTGGGTACCATCAGTGGACAGTTGACCCTAAATCTGACGACAGGATTGTGTTTGTGGAAGGAGAAGAATTCAAGGAGGGAGGAAGCATAAGGTCAGCCCACAGTGACGAAAGTCTAGCATCGTGTTCCACCAACCCCGGGGAGGCCAACCGTTCTGACGTCGGTGCGCAGAGCGAACTGCTAAAGGTCTCACCATCAGTACAGATATACTACCGGGACACAGAATCAATCCCTGAGATCGTATGGAACTCGTTGTCGTCAGGTATGCGTTCGGTACTCCAGACAAATAGTAAGTACCGACTGACTATGGGACGAAGGTTAGTCCAACCAAAGGAATGGCGCTTTATGGATGTGTATCAGCCAGGCAAATGGGGTCGTAACAGTGCCGCAAAACTGGGAACTGTGGTAAACTCCGACTTGGATCCGGATCTGAACAAGGTAGACGTATTCCAATCGAAGAACGTTAAAACCCAGAAAGAAGATTTCATAGAGGCAGCAGGATGGGTGCCCCTCCCAGACAAGACCGCATATTACTGGTCAGTTTTGACCAAATCAGGGGATATAGCTGAGTCATTTGGAATTAAGACTACTAGCGTATCCAAGTTCTCAACATATCAAGGACACTTGGACTGTGCGGACACAGTGCCAGTCAGGTCAGTGACCCGGAGTTACAGTATGTTACCGTCAGACATAGATGTGGACCGTCCTTTACCTACAACTAACGTTTATTCCCAGTTTATGACAAAAATAACCAAAGACATGCCAGACGACGCATTTAGATCCATGATCAGCCGACCTGCCATCACAGATGCAGACGTACGTATATGGTTGGCACACACACTTAGCAAAAGTAAGTATGCCTCATATATGGACGTTGTTCCACAACTCACAGCGATGTTGATGCTGTACTCGCTAACAAAGGACCGCCATTACATAGACCCAATAGTATTCAGAACCATCCGGAACAAGAGTATTAGAGCGTACGACCGTGGCGTCATAATATCACGACGTGAATTGAGTGAATACCCCTCTTTGTATGTGGCAACATCTCACCTCACATATTTTGTGAAATACATGGCCCGAGTGGTTCCAACATCAACGGAATATGACCCGAACTTGTTAGACATGGAATGGGTCGCAATACCGGTCACAGCGGAGTTGTTGGCTAACCCCACTAAATTAGGTGCATACGTCATATCTCACATGAGCTCAGAGTATTGGAACGGAACCGTAACTTGGTTTAGAAAGAGTGCTTATCAGGCGTCGGACAAACAGGTTCCTGATAACACATACATCAAAGATCGAGTGGTAATAGGGAATGAGTATTTTATGCCCGCATCTAATAGCGTATACATCGCAGGGGTAAGAAAGGTGTGGTTAGTAGTTATGCCTAGTGTGGCCGACGCATCGCCTTCCCTCGCTATGTTCGGGACCAACATTCCCCGCTCCCCCAACGCCAACGGCAAGTTAACATTCAAAGACATGAAGGAGCCTTGGCAGCAGTATTGGGAGGGGACAGACACAACTTCGATCCCAGCAAAGATTACGGATTTCTTTTGGGCGTTGGGGATCATGATGCATTCAACAACCACGCCTGACTCCACCCGGAGAGCATTAGGGTTAGCCACTGAACTGAGCAACGTCTCGTATCCGGGAGTGAGGGTAACAACAGGGAGAGCGACAGTTCCTCTTTTGATGGGTGGGGCATGGACATACGGAGGGACAAAGGTATTCAAGAACAAATACGAGTCGAAGGATTGGGCCGATGGTGAACTACCAGCAAAGAACAGGAACGTGGAACGAAGACAAAGGATGGCCGGTTTTAGTTATTCGTCTGTCTCGCCGAGCATACAACATGCTGCTAGTTACTGCGAACTAGGGCAGAACTTGTTCTTGTCACGGTATTACAGGAACGATGGGAAGGAGGACGGAGAAACATGGACAGTGGACAAGATCAGTCAGAGGTGGGCAACCGTTATTCCAACGTCAGATACCCCACAATATGTAGCGAATCAGGCGACTTCTATATGTCGATTGGCTGTAGCAGCCGGATTCTTAGAAACAGGAGGTGGCGTGGAATACAGTTTCACAAATTCATATGCGGTCCAACAATTCCTCACACACAATGGTTCGGCTATGTTTGGGAACATGGCAGCTATGATGATAGCGAATGATATACAGCCATGGTTCTGGTTGGGCTATGGATACAACGACTACCCTCAATACTTTGACGCTTATTCAAAATTATTTAAAGGACTTTTTCATTCTACCATATATCCCAAAAACATACAAAATCTTGATTTAGTTAACCCCGAATACGATTGGGCTAGCGCCCTAGCATACTACAGTACTAACCCCTTTGATTCCGAGGTTTGGATGCAAAATATACCTGTACCGATTTGTAACTACTTGCAGTGGACCATGAAACTGGGCATCGCGCGTAGCCCCAACACTGATTCTGTCATGCCAATTCGCTTGATGGGTGAGGAGTTGTATGGGCTAAGGATAACAAAGAGAAACAACGATTTGAAGTCGCGGCTCTTTTTAATGGTGAACGACAGTAAGACATCTTGGCCCAAGGTGCGCGTGTTTGATGCATTTGAGGACAAACCGTATGATGAAAGTATGTGGATGGACGATTACTACTTCCTGTCTACGGCATTGGTGGACCCAGGAATACCAACAACCCTGGGGTGGGACAAGTCAGCTAGTTTGTCAAGTTCAACATATGCTCGAGCAGTTGCACCTGGGGTGTTGGGATATGAGGTGGAAACAGTAATGGTTATCACTTCTGGGTTGGGCTTAAGTCGGAATGAATTGCAAGCTGAACCTCACGTAACCCCAGTATGTCTGCCGGATCCACCCACTGCGAAGTCTTTTTTAGCGGAGAAAATTATGGTACCACCCACTCAACCAACAGAAAACCCGGACCCTCCCCCCACCCGGGAGGAGGTAATAGCTATAACGGATTCCGTCACACCCGTGACAACCACCATAACCCAAGCCTAAGTTACAGGACCGAGTATCTGGTAAATGGGCAGTTTCCTAAGTGCGGACCAGTCTACAGAATCACTTTCGACGGCGTATTTCCTACAATAAGGGATCTACGACCTAACGTCGATGTGGGTGGGTTGGCCCGGACGGTGGAGGATGACCATCGACTGGGGCTCGGTTCATTTTCCTCAGCTTTACATTTCTATTACAAATCAATATGTCAAATGGGACAGACCAATATTGCACGATGTCTGCAAGGGATCATTCATAAAATATCTGAAAAAATCAAAAAATTAAACATAGGTCCGACATACGTGGACGATTTTGTCCGGAAAAACTTAAAACATATACACAACTATTTCTTTCCAAAGGTTTCAGAGAATATCGGCAACATGATGTTGTGCCACTTGCATACCCTCGGTGGCCCATCCCCTTACACAAAGGAACAGATACACCAGGATATGGATTCATGGGTGACAGGGGAGATAGACACTTTTCCTCGCGAATGGATTCTATCCAAGCTGGATTCAGTTTTCGCTTCAACGCGAAAGCTTCACCAATCGTTGAGTCTATCCTTCGAAGAGTATTCAAAGGACGTAATGAGGTGGGCCACGAGTGGAGGTGCACCGGCAGTAGACTTTAGAGGAACTAAGATGAGATCTAAATGGGCATGGGGGTACTCCAAACTGGGCGATATCACTTCCGATAGCTACGGTCAGGAACTGTATAAAGCGGCTTGTAATACTGACGGTGTATATACCGTGGCACTGAAGCGTGAACCAGCAAAAACGAGAGAAATAATTAGTAGTCCAATGGGATCACACATCCGACAGTCTTACCTGTTATATCGCATGACAAATTGGGATATACCTAGTCCTGCATATCAAAAGCTAGCATATCAGACATATCTGGACAAACAGTTTGGTTCATATTGTTCAATAGATGGGGATCGGTTTGACCACAACGTTCCCAAGTGGTTTGTGGTTGAGTTTATACGTCGGCTAGGATTCGATGCGGAAACCCAGAGAGTCGTGGAAATGGAATTGGAACATCTTGATAAGGCCGTACTGTACTTTGGCCCAGCCAAGTGGCGGTGGGAACATGGGCTACTTAGTGGATGGCGCCTTACGTCACTGTTGGGATCAACGATTTCTCATCTGGCAGCAATGTGGATTAAGGAAAGAACGCGATATTTCTGTCAGCATTTAGTGTTGGGTGATGATATCATTCTGTTTAGTGACATCGATGACCTAGATGTAAACCGGTGCGTCGCAGAATATCGATCATTTGGTATTCCCGCAAATGCGGACAAGAGTATATCTGGACGGGTGGGCGAATTCTTGAGGAAGGTTGCGACGCCCGCGGGAATCATTGGATACCCGGCCTTAGCGTTAAAATCTATATACTATGCTAGTCCTTGGTTGGACCAGTATCAAAGGTCGGTGCAGTCGGAGATATCTCACAGTTGGTGGACATATATATCTAGAATACTCCCATTCCGTACTGATAACAGCGTCATCCTTAGTACTATTGAACGAATGGGGAAAGACATCTGGTTCGGCGAGGATGAGTTTTACAAGTGGGTGCAGACCCCTATGTGTCTGGGAGGAGGTGGAGTGATGGAAACTAGCGCCCAACAGTACTGGCTTGCATATTTAACGAACGTATCTAAAAACATTGACCGTGAGGCATATTTTTACTCAATATTTGGCATCGGGAATAAAAATTTACACCGTAAGTACAGTTTTAAGAAAATGGTCCCTTCAAACATCCATTATAGATTTGACAGTTCAAACATACCAATCAGACCCTCCATACCTGAATCAGTTAACAAGACAAAAACCATTATGAGGTGGTACTTTTTACAATTACCAAATTCATATCTGCAGAAGCAAGGGATCTTCTTTTCAAAATCCTTGCGAGGCCTAACAAATACAAAACTATTGGAGCTGATGTTAGGCCAATCCGATAAGATGACTTCAGTAGTAAGTCTGCTCCACGTTGGCGAACAAATGAGCGAAAAAGTTGGAGGGTTAACCCAAATGATATCGTCAATGCGACCAAGAGGTCCAGTATCAAAGCTGGTACCTGATATGTATATGTACATGGAACGGTTTCTCTCCAACAAACGGTACGCTCTGGTTACGTGGTGATCTGTTATGTGTGCAGATCTCCATCGCCACTCACATACACATGCTTGGCAACGTTGCACGGGTGGGATACATCGTCCCTCAGATCCACCTGGCGAGGGAATTATGAGGTGGGGGTTCAAGCCCC